AATAGTGGTAGTAATCTTGTCAATTGTAGGAATATTGGGATCACGTTCAAAGTTAATAAGGAAATCCACAGTATTGTCTTTAGAGGGTTTCCATTTGAATTGCTTAACCCAGCGTACACCAGGACGGTCAGGAATTGGATCTGAATTAGTAGTAATAATTAGACCATCAGTGTTGTAGATTCTGGCGGTATCAAGAATCGCCGCACATGCTCTAAAGATTGTAGTATTATTAGCGGTGGCAAATTGGAAACGTTTAATACTAATAATAAGACGTGTAGACTCAGTCAATCCTTTCGCAATAGTCTCGGTATTATCACGCCAATCTTCATACCATTTTCTAATCGCATTATGACGAACATCGGCCTCCGTATCAATAATATCATCTTTGTATGCTACAAAAGGGAGAGTAGACACATTTTTGCCATCTTTGGCATAGTAGATATCAAATATAAGATAGTGATTAACAGAGTTTCCATCTTTTGAGATAGTGACCCATTCGCCATCAACAAGGCTTTCAGCGCACTTTTTATTTCTTAGACCTGTGCGATATACATTGAGACTCATATCAATAAGGAAGAGTTCACCAGTTTTATTAACAAACCCCATAGCACGTAATCCATCAGCTTTATCGGTAACATTGTATCCGCTACGAATATTAACAACATCAGGATCTATTTCTTCGGTTATATTACGAGTTTTAAGTGTAACAGGATTAACACCGCGAAATTTCTCAGAACCAGTCATAACTTGATATTCATTGCGGACTGCATTAATAACTGAATTGCGAATAAGCAGAGTATTTTTTTGAATGGCTCGTTGTACTTCGCCGACACCGCCAATAAGTGCTTTTAATGCTTTATCAGCGCTATCAGTGTATTCAGTATCATGAAGTAATTCCACTTCAACTTCATAGCGAGGTACTTCTTTGAATACATTATTCTGTTGAAACGCAGTAGACCATTGAAATTCACCCCTGCCTGGAATATTGGGGGTTTGTCTAACCATAGACATATCAATGCGGATACCTTTGCCTCGGAAGGTCCATCGACGGATGAGTCGGAAGGCCTTCTTTTGTTTATCCCAATTTGTAAGGAGGGCGGCAACTCGCGGGTCGTCATTGCTGAGTTCTTCTTCACGGCGAATCTTGAAACGAATATCGTATTCTTTGAGATCTAGATTACTATCGGGAAACGCACGATCTTTGAACATCGCACTAAAGGGTTTTCCCTCAAGAGTATCTTCTTTACAATATTGTTGTAGAACGCCAAGGCCTAGAAGTGATAGACGTATATGATTGGGAGTAATAATACTCAGCCTATCATCTTGAGGAATCACTTCAAAGCCTTTATTACGAAGACGTTGTGCGATTTGAAGAAAAGTCGTTGAATCAATAACACCTCCTGCGCCGAAGGTAGTTTCTAATTCAAGCTTCTTATCCTTAAACCAATCTTGGACAAATTTAGTAGCAAGTTTAAATTGGTCTGAAGTCAGATCCATTCTTAATCTACAATATATTTATAAAAGTACCTTAAGCTTTTAGTCTATATTATAAGATATTATATTACCTATCAATTTTATGAAAAATAATATAATTAACGACTAATATTTATATTCTGTAAATCAATTAATCCTGCAACCACTTAGTAAATAGTTTAATACAATTGGCCCGCCCAAGACGAACAGCTAATACCTCTTTTACCAATTTCTTATCAGTAATTTGCCAAGTTGGTAAAACAGCCAGTTGTTCAACAATTTCCGTTTTTGTACCATCTGCCTCTGGCCATTGAATAACCCAACCAGTTTGTTCAATAGTTGAGAGCCAAGTAGCAAGAAGTTTATTGAGATCCTGTGCTCCTTCATCAGAGGGAATAGCCACCCAATGACCCCTATAATCTGCTACCCAGATTGGATTATCTTTCTTCCAAGTAGAAGGATCCGATGAGAATACTACTTCACCCTTTAGAGAACTATCATATTGTTTTTCACCTCCTTCAATATTATCTTGAACAATTGATTTAATAAGTACAAAGTGAATATCACGCATTAGAGCGATACCTGAGAATAGTTCTAAATAGTCTTTATCTTCAAATGCCGATCTATTAAATGATGCGCCGATAAGATCATGAATCTTTCGCCGCTTTCTTCCAAGCGCTGTATTTTTAAGAGTATCTGTTTGTTCTTGGAGTTTAGTTGTATTATCAATAATAAGTTGTTGGCGTGCTCCATTATTAGATATATAATACGTACCAGGATCTTGAATACACGCGAATAGACTCATAATTCCAGATGGATTTAGATTAAATGAATTATAACCTTTTAATCCAAGTTTATCAAGAGATGTTTCTTGAGAGGATTTATTTGATACAATCTCAATAGAATCTAGGGTGCGGTTTCTATTGGGATTATTATTGGAATAAGATAGCAAATCTTTAATACTCACATTTTGATATTGTTTAGCATGCGGATTAGGATTACCATGTGATCTAACCTGTGATCTAACCTGTGATCTCATTTTACTAGATATTATTAATACTAATATTAGTAATAATAATAGCTTTAAGCCAATCAATTTTTGTCAATTAATATTATCATCAGTATAGTTTGCATTTTGGATACGAATAGTTTCTAATTCATTTAGGCGTAATGCATCTTCTTGGCGTGTCTTTAAACAAAAATTAAGATATTCATTAATTTGTACAAAGGTAGCTTCTGAGATTGTGGATAAATCAAAAAAAATACCATTTGAGTTTTCCGTATAATTTTCTTTTGTTTTCCGAATAATTCTAAATATTTCTTCTTGTTCAGATTGAACTAAAACTTTTATATGTTCAAATATATTTTTACGTTCTTCATAACTATATGCCATTCCTAATTCCGTATAGATGTTCAGACAATATTAACAAGCGCAGTTATTTTATTTTTATCTATGCTTCTTCCTCTTCTTCCTCCTCTTCCTCTTCTGCTTCCTCTTCTACTCCTTCTACTTCCTCTGTTTCCTCTTCTTCCTCTGCCTCCTCTTCCTCTTCTTCTACTGCTTCCTCGCCACTAACTTCTTTTTTACTCTCAGGAGCCTTATCACCAGATTTTTTAGTAATAAAGATGGCACTTGCTAGAATATAAGGATCATTAATTTGGAATTTAGAACGTTTAAGTTCAACTTCAATAATGTCTCCAACCTCAACTTCCTCGTATTCTTCACTGCCGATATGAAGATCACGAGGTACTTGAATACGAATTGCGTTATTATAGTCAGCATATAAGCCCATTTTGTTTTTACGAATAACTTCACAAATAACTCTTATACCATCGGCAGGATATACTATTTTCCCCTCAAGTTTAAGGTAATAATTTGCGTCACCTGTAAATCGTGCCGCTTCAAAATATCCCATAGATCGGGAGATAAGTTTTATAGTACCGGGTACAACAAAACCTTGTTCAGAGCACTTATTTTCAATAAGTTGCTTGGCCTTTTTCTCTAGAAGGGAGTCAATAGAATCATGTTTCACTTGATTAAATTCGCCTGGACTAAGATTGATTTTCTTTTCAAAGAAAGCGGTAGACTCCATTCTTATCTTTCTTAATATCCTTTTACATGTCTCAAATTTTATCTCTCAGATTACAAATATTATTTATCTACAGCTCTAAATGTTCCTTTATGACCAGTATAATACGTTTGAACTGGTCGGAAGAACCATCTCTTACCATTTAGCATATCTGCGTCTAAATATCGGATGAGTAGATTTATTAGTGTACATGCTCGTGTTGAATTCTTAATCTTTCTTGTTCCAAGTATAATTCCACGATTTAAATCAAAATCAGATTTTCCAGCAGCTTTAAGTATGTCGCCTATTTCTACAAGATTTGAGATATGTCCAGTCATTGTACTGACATTACCACATTCCTTTCCTCTATTAACTTTGCTACCTTCATAGGGTGGATCAGCTGTTTTAAAGACAACATCACCATTTTTAGGTACTATAAATCCGTATGGCCCACCAGTTGTTTTATTATTTACAACAAATGTACGTAATGGTTCGGAAGAATCACGTTTAATTTCATCAACCACCGATTTTAGACACGTTTGTCCACCTTCACATATAAACTGTATTTCATTTCTTTTGGGATCAATAAATCTATTAACTAGAATCTTACCCAACAAATACTGATTTTCTCTTATACATTCTAGAACATTTAGCCCAGTAGAATAAACTAAAAAAGTTTGCTCTTGGAAGGTTAGCCACTCATCCCAAAAATAGAATAATAGTCCTTTTCTAAATGCTTCAGGGTTCTTAGATGATGACTTTTGGAAAGATATATGAAGCCATTCAATCATCTCCAAAATCTGGCGATATTTCTCTATTAATTCCATATCATCATGTGAAACATCTAATATTCTTTGTTCAACTTCACTCGGTGGCTTAAGATATTTGGCACTCATTGATAATCGTTGACACCAATCCATAATGGCAGACCAAATGTCTTCAATTGATTTAGTAGTATTTATTACATCTTGTTCCTCCTCTACTATTTCAGGTTCCTCGTATTCAAGTGGTGCGAATAGATCGCGTTTAATTGGAAACTTAGCTACACGAATTGCCAATGGAATTGTTAAATCTAAATAAACATTCGGTTGAAAGATATAGTATCCGTTACAATATCTTATGTATCCTGTCAGATTATTATGCGATACTTGAAAATTTTTATTGTCCACTATTTCTGTTAATAAATCTACCGAAGCAATACGTGGTATATCCGCAAACATATTCCATAAATCCTCGGATTGATAGTATGGTTGCTCTTTAAATAGAGTGCGAATACGTTCTTTCATTCTATTTACGCGCCATCTTGCGGCAAATTCATCGTATGTTGAATCATCAATTGTTAGGGACGCAATATCTATTTTAGGTTTACATTCATAATCGCATGTTTCAATCCAATCACATACAGCTGTAAAAGGCATATCATTAATATCAATATCTTTGCGAACATTCCCTTGTGCGTCAATCTCAGTAATAGGTGGTTGTCCTTTAATAATAATAGCCTGATTATTAAGATTACAATCAATCGCCGCAACTTTCATTGTTCTAGTAACTTTTCCAACTAAAACAGCTTTATTGAAACCAATTCTATAGCTGTACAAATCGGCGGTTTCACGTCCATTGCCATCATCTGATAATGGCAGTTGCGCGGCCAATAAATAAACAGTATTATTTCGTTTTTCCTTTGGAAGCGCGCAATGAGACAAGTAACGAATGGCGCGACCGAGAATTTGCTCCGTTTTATTCAAGTGAAACCATGAATCAATAATGTATGTTTCACGAACAAATCTCAAATCAACACCCTCAGAAGCAATTTGCGAACCTATCATTATTTTAATATTAGTTCCTTCCGCATTATTGAAATCTCTTTGTGCCCGAATTGTTTGTTCATTACGAGGAGATAGGCCAATATCACCAGTTAAAAGTCCATAATACGCAGGGGTAAAATCATGCGCCTGGGCTGGCCCTATACCATGTTCCTTTTCTCTTTTTGGACAAAGCGCACACTGTTTACCACCAGGAGTTTGAGGACCATTGGCAAGAAGACCTGATTTTCTGCCATATGGCGAGTAACCATTAGCTTCAAGAGCAAGAGCTAGAGGTAACGCACCGCCATTTACAAATCGTGTGTATACAAAAATACATCCTTCAGCATTTTTAACCCTATTAATTAAAAACTCAAACTTGGGGCTATATTTATTAAGTTCTCCTAGACCAAGCCATTTAGCTCCTCCCTCCTGTTTGGCTCTATAACGAACTTCACCTCCAGAACTCTCCTTAGAAAATATAGTACCAAGTCCATTAATATCGGTTCTTGCTCTAAATGCCTCTACAGTATCACCAGATGTTTCATCTGTAGCAGGTACAATTAAATTTCCAGCATGAATAAGTTTATCTAGTGCGACAGTACTTAGCCCGCGGCCGCCAGGAGGAAGTTCGTTCATAAATGCCAAAGACGCTTTAAGTGTATCACCTTCAAGCATAATTGGCACAATGGGTAAGTGTTTGTAAAAGACTTTTTCAGCATCTGGAATAACAACGCCGCGAGGATTTAATGTAGGATATGTATCAAGAACAGGAACAGCGGTAGGAAATAATCTAACTGGGAATGATATAGGATTTTCGCCGCGCATGAAACTCACATATCTCTGAGATATATATGAAATCATTTTATTACCTTTTTCAGTAATATTTCCTTCTTTATCAAATATATCGGCCTCAGTAACTGTTGCCTGTTTGTCATTCATAAGCAACATATTAAACATAATAATAATCTCTCTGTAACTATTATACATAGGAGTAGCAGTAAGCATACAGAACTTCATACCTTCAGAATACATAAGAACATCACGCAAATAGGGTGTTAGAATTTTACCGCCGGCTGAATCACTTTCTTCTGATTTGCCTGCTGTAACATTATCATCATCTTCAATAATATCACGAAGATTATGTGCTTCATCAATAAGAAGAAATTTTCCACTAAACTTTTTACGAATCTTGTCTTTTTTCAATTGATTTTTAAGTTCATATGATGCCTCGGCTGGAATACCTTTAAGTGTATCACGAATAAAATTGGCAAATGAAATATAACCAAATACTTTATAACGCCGACGAATTGCCTTATTAACAGCTTTTTCAATTTTATTAATGTCTCTTTCATAAAGTGTATTTGTTAATTTCATATATGTTGTACCAGTACATTGAGAGGCGCTATTTGGTTCATTGCCTTCACCAATAATTACTTTTGATTTATCAAACATAGTTCTAAAGAAGCCTTGTTGAATAGTTGGGGGTGCTACAAGAAATACTTCATTGCGAGGGTACACTTCAAGCCATGCCTCAGTAATTTGGACTCCTGCGCAAGTTTTACCGACACCAACTCCGTGATATAGGAGAGCAGACATATATGGTGTTTTAGGCGACATAAAGTTACTGACGAAGCGTTGAACAGGAGTAACTTCAAAAGTAGAATCATCTTCACATGGATCTGTACGAGGTTTCCATGTAGTTTGTAAGCTCTCTGCGAATTCTCGTTTAGCAAGTAATTTTTGTAGAAATTCAGGGTCTTTTATATCTGGATATGCGCCTGTTTCATATTCCCATGTAGTTAAAGCAGATGATGGAAATAAATTTCTGCGTTGAAGCTCTATTAAGATTTTGTCACGTTCTTCAAAATTGGATGTTGTATCCCATAGATTAATAAGTTCAGGATTAGTTGTACCTTCAAAAGTAGTTACTATATTTGATGCTACAGATTCTGCTGTCTCCTCTTTTTCCTCTTTCTCTTCTTCCTCTTCCTCTTCTTCCTCTTCTTCCTCTTCTTCCTCTGCTAATTCTGTCACATTATTCTCTGAGTTATTAGAGTTTACAGAGGAATTAGAGGGAATTACAGATGGCTGATTAGAGGGAGCTACAGATGCCTGATTAGAAGGAGCTACAGATGGTTGATTAGCTGGTTTCACAGGTAAATTAGACATAATCTCAGGTGCTGTAGCATTATTTTCCTGATTAAAAATATTCACATTTGGTAAATTAATAGAAGAACCAGATGACATAGCTATTTATAGAATAATATTTCATTTTATTGTATAAACGCTTTATATAAAAATTATTTAATATTGATTATGATCTGTATGTTGTGCGATAAATTGAGCGTGGTAAATCATTTGTATGAACTGGATGAAAATTGCGCATAATTTTTCCAGCTTTTAACAAGATTTCTCGTTTTTCTACATTATCCGGACGAATCTTTGAAATGGCATCATCTAGTGAACACCATTTTATACCACCAATTTCACGTGCCATATGAGGATTATTAATATTCATTTCAACTTCGGTTGATTTATTACATAGTGCGATATAGTATTTATGACAGTAATGTACCTGATTTGATCCAAAAAATGTTTCAGAAATAGGATATGTATTTTGAATAATGGTAAAGTCTTGACGACGAAGACCCGTCTCTTCTTGAAATTCACGAGTAGCACAGTTTATATCAGTCTCATGTGGATTACGCCGACCTTTTGGAAATCCCCACTCTGGTTCCAACCATATTGAAGGATTACTTTCAATAAGTTGTATAACTCTATCTTTAATTAATAAATACTTCTTACTTGAAGTATCATAATCATTTTTGTGAGATTTAATATGAGAGGATTCACCCCATACATTTTGCCAAAGTTCATCAAATGATTGTGCTAAGATATTCTCATGCTCTTTCATAGTCATTCCTCGTATTAAACGTCCTAGATACTCCTCATCTTGAGGATTATATTTACCACGAATAAATTCTACAAAAGCAAGTGAATCCTTACGCTGAATTAGAAGAAATTGAATAGAATCGCTTCCGTTACTAATAGTTGTAGCTTTTGAAAATAAGGAGTTTGATACATTATTATTCATATATCTAACTGCGATAATTCCATAACTTGTAACAGGTGACAAGCAATTACGGAAAACATGACCAATAAGGCCACAATTTGTACAATGTTGATTACGGTTATTAACACTATCCATTTTGGATGATATTTACTTACAATTTATTATTTAATAGTCTTTAGACTGAGATAATAAATATATTATATATTCTGATAATACGTGTACTAGGAACAGTGATAATAAACATATCATAAATAGAATGCAGTTTCCACCAAGTGTATGGGGGCCATTTTTCTGGCATACAATTCATATTATAGCATTAGGATATCCAAAAAATCCTACTTATACTGATAAGAAATGTGTTAAAGAGTTCTATGAATCTCTCGCATTCTTATTACCATGCGCCATTTGTAAGAAGCATTATAAAGAACATTTGGCTAATAATCCGCTAACTCCATTTTTAGATTCAAGAAAAGATATATTAAAATGGACAATTGATATTCATAATTCAGTAAATAAAATGTTGGGAAAACCTGAATGGACTGAAGAGGAAGTAATTATTTATTATGAGCGAATTGGACGTCGTGATCGTTCACCTGTTTGGACAAAAGAGGACATGAAAGAAGTAGACTATCGTTCCTTCATAAAGGGATTTATGACAGGTGCCGCAATATTTACTGGAGTAGGAGGAGTTGTGTATTTTTTGAATAAATTATAGATCAGCTATATAAAATAAAGTTATTCATACCTACAAGATTACGTAAATTATCATAGTGTCCTTTGAATAAGGGATGTGTATTATAATATCTCCTAATTATATTTCCAACTATTTCAGCTTGATTAGGATCTATTTTATGTAAGGATAAATATAATGCTGAATAAATTCTTACATACATATCATAGTTTTGTTCGGTTTGAAAATCATCAAAACTTGATATTATAGAATAACATGCTTCAATACACTCTTTATAATAACCAAAATTAAAATATTTTATTACAATTTGCCAATAAATATAAATTAAGTTTTTAACGGGTTTAATATAATTATGTAATGTTTGATTATAATTACCATAACTTCTGTAAATATCATCATAAAATTCATCAAGAATTTCTAGAAAAAACCCCTCATCACCACCACCATATCCTAGTTCAATTGTATGTTCAACTATTTGATGTAGCCTATTTAATATTTTAATACCAATATCTTTTGGAGTTGTATAAAAACATCCAACTACTACCCACCGAGCTTGTTGATAATATTCTCTTTTATTTTCATCTAATTTATATTTTTTATCTTCTACATTTAATATTTGTAGGTGAAATTTATTAGGAGCATGTTTTAGACTATAAAGTAATAAACTATCAAAATTACCTTCACAAATTTTAATTCCATCATTAGACAGATTTGAATCAATCCATCCAAACTTACTAGTATTAAAAGGATTATTATTAATTGTATCAAGTAAAAAATTAAATTTATTATAAAGAACTAGTAATCTTTCAGTAAAAGTTCTAATATCTGGTACAGGGCAATATAATTCTCTATTTTTAATAATTCTATCTTTAAATTTATAAGTCCATAATTCTTCTACTTCTTTTACAATAATTTTGGTTAAAGTTAGTAATTTATTTCGTTCTCTTATTTTAATAATATGTTCTTCTAAATCTTTATTACAATAAATTACTAAATAACATGGAATACGCAATAATGCCTCTAATCCTGGTAAGTAGTTTTCTATAGTTAAAGAGTTTTTAGAATATTTTTTAAGATAATAACATCCTGTTGTTAAAGTACAATCAGGAATTGTTGCCATATTACCTAATAGTTTAGACTCTTCTTTATATTGGTATTTGAATTATAGAGTCTGAATATATTTATGTATTTGTATTGATCTAATGATTAAAAAATAAATAGAAAAGAGATAGGATAACGAGATGAGTCAACCAATAATTCCTAATCCTAATAATTATATAAGAGGAGTTACTAATAGTATTTCAAAGATTACAGGAATAGGAACTAGAACTACGGGAGTTACAAGTAGAAATACGACAGAAATATTTAAAAGTAGTATAGGACGTATATTAGCATATGCTTTATCAATAATTATTATATTATTAGTAATATTACTTTTCGTTCATTTCTTTATTACACCTATATTTAAATTTATTCCTGGTGGTCCCGGTATAATATCAGTACCAGGTTATGATGATGGAAGATTATTATGGACTACAGCTACAACCGGCCAAATCTCAAATAAAGATTTATCAATTGCTTCTCTAATTTATGGATATACTATAAATCTGGATGTTTTTGTAGAAAATCCCCTACAATTCTCCACTAAACCACGCATATTCTTTAGTAGAGGCGCTACTAGACAAGATACGCCATCTGGTGATACGCTATTAGGAATACTTACAAATTATAATCTCGTAGCCGCATTACTTCCTGATACAAATGACCTAATTGTTTCAGTGCTAAATAAGGATAATAATATGGAGAATATAATTGTTCCAAATATTCCAATTCAGCAGCCATTTAGATTGACTATGGTGGTTATGGAGCAGGCATTAGAGGTATATATCAATGGTAAATTATTAAAAACACGTAAATTTTTAGCTCCACCAAAAGATGTAAAAGGTGATATCAATGCCACGTCAGGAATAGAAGCAAATGTTATTAAAGTACGCAATCTTAAAATATGGCCACGTATACTTACTGTAAGTGAAGTTCGTGAATCTACACCTAATTTAAGTTCTGCCAAGGATTTTGGCGCTGGACCAATGCCCGCGTCATCAAATTGTGTAAATTCGGCTATTAATGATACAATTAACGATACAGTTAATACTGCTTCGGATAGATTATCAAAATTATCATTATATCAATCCGATTGAAGACTACATTTCCGATATAAATTTATAATTCTATATAATCATATAATCATACAATTATATAGGATGCCACGAATAGCTTTAATTATATTTGGTATAGTTTTACTATTAATTACAGTATATATCGTTGTTTATGTTATATATCCAGGATCTAATAATAATGATATATTGGATAAAATGACTCCTCTAAATGTTAAAAAAGTTATTTTAACATCAGATATAACAAAAAATAAGCTTTTAAGTAATAATGGCTCAACTGTAATGGGGTTTTTCTATCTATTAAATGGAGATAAAACTACAAAGGTTGGAAATGATTTTAAATCTATAATTGAAATTGAAAATAACTGGTATTTGGAGATCGCACCCGCACCTAGTGGGACAAATAAAATATCAGCTCGTCTCCGAGTTAGTACAAGTGGACAAGGTACAGGAATAAATCAAGAAATTATTGAATTACCGCCAATTCCACAACAAAAATGGATGTTTATTGC